CCACTCCTGCGCAAACACATCATTGACAATGTAACGTCCGGCGTCGGGACAGTGATCACGCTTCTTGACAACTTGCTCAGTGCCATTCTCACTTTTCTTCTTATCCCATGCGTAGCTTTGAAACTCAACAGGCGAGTGCGGACACCGGACACGGTGGAACCGCAGCTTCTTCTGCGCCAGCACAGAGGCCACACGGCGAATGCCGTAAGTCATGACGTCATTGTCACAATCACCCACCCACATACCTCTGCGCACCAACTCAGCGCGAAAGCTAGCGGCCGAAGGATCGACGATTATCTTTGGTTCGGCGGGGCAATTAGATTCCTTGATGAACTGCTCGAGGTCATCAGCCAGTTCAGAATCCGTTTTCTGCCGCATCTCCTTGATGGAATCCCAGTAATACTCATTGTCAATCCAAACGGTACGGTTGTCATCAATTCCGTCTAAGAAAACGGTAGGGTTGGTCGTTCCGTAATCCACACCTATAAGGTGCCCCGTGTAACCAGTACCACCACCTGCGCTATACAACGATGGCGGCCGCGTGCGGTCATCATATAAGGTGCCATCGTTCCACGCTCCGGCGTAGACCGCACCAGACGCCATTTTCCACTCGCCCAAAATCATACGGTCATAAAAAACTCCAGTATAGAGTTTCTTTTGATCAGCAACATATGACGGGTCTAAATTTGGGTTGTCCTCCATGGTGTAGGTGTCCCACCACAGAATTTTGCCATCGCGCAGTTTGACGTTGTCTAGGTAATCAGTCTTCAACCAGTGGAACGGGGAGTCAGCATTAGTGCTGAAGTACAGCCGCGCACCGGGCGGTGAGAGCCTGGTTAAAAGCATTTGCCAATATGATTGCGGCATGAGCACAGCTTCGTCGCATACCGCTGCGCCGATCGTAGCACCGCGTAGGTACTTCTCAGAGCCTTCGTCCTTCGCACCGTAGACTAACCAATCAGTATTAAAGAGCCGCAGTTCCCCAGACTGACTGTTGTAGTGGTATGAGTTTTTACCGACAAGATCGAAGAGGTCAGTAAGCACATTCGTTTTGATACTAGACTTACTGACGCCGGTGATAAGCCTGCGCCCTTGCACCGGATAGTCACACAAATACATAATCTTGCTATGAAGGCCCCAAGTTTTTCCGGACCTAACTGAACCCACAAGACCGTTGATCTTGGCATCCAGCTCCGGCGGGCGCATCGCAAAGCGTTCCATACGCGGACCGTAGTTCAACCTAGGAGGCATTCTCAATCTCCTGGCTACGGCTACGGAACTGAGCAAGCAGCTCTTGGAGCGCATCATTACCACTATCAGGGTCTACCGGCTGCACGCCGTACTTCTTGGGCGACTCACGCGCCAGCAACCACTTCTGTGTTTCTACCGCGAGGCGTGCACGATCGACGTTATCAAACTCTCGGGTCTCAGTAGTGTCACCGTCGCGGCCACCTGTACGCTTCACAGTGATAGTGCCAATCAAAGGCAGCTGACTGGCGTGAACTATTTGAGCAGCTCTGATGTCACACCATAAAGACCGCGCGCGAGCGTAAGCTTTGTCAAACTCAGGGTGATCGTGGAGCCACTCATAGAAGCTCCAAACCGTCGGTAACGTTGGATCTGCATTCAACCGCAGCAAATCCATAGTAGGATCTGTCGCAAACATAATGCAAATCTTCTTACCAATCTCGGGGTCGTACGCAACGGGCTTTGGCGTAGCGCCGTGAATTACAATAGCGCCCTTGCCGCCCTTTGTCTTCTGCAGCACTGGCTTCTTTGCTTTATGTGCATCAAACTCTTCAAGCTGAGCTTTACGATATGTAGCCTTATTGATTACACGCTTCGCCTTACGGGTAAGTTCACCGTTGCGCTTCCGCCCTTCAATGGGGGCGGCCTTTACTATACTTATACTCTGGCGCTTCCGCTCAGCTGGCGTCGGCGCGCCTCGCTTCACGGTGGCCATGTTGATGTTCTCCTTTGTGATGCAGTAGCGGTCTTGCCTCGTACCGCCATGACGGCCCGACGCGATAATTATAATTGACGATTCTCAAATCGCCTGGGTCGCGCTCTTCTCGCCGTTCCCTGAACACAAATGAAAAGGCACCGCCAAGTTAATGGAGGTGCCTCTTATAAACTTGGTCGGAGTAGATGGATTTGAACCACCGACGTCTCGGTCCCAGGCCGAGTGCGCTACCAGACTGCGCCATACTCCGAATTAACTACTTCGTGCTAATCCCCACGTCCGCATACCCATCAACCTAGAGCCATCACTGCTTCCAGCGGGTACTGGCTGCCACATCCGCCCAACGACTATAGGCACAATCATGCTAACCTTGCCGGCATCCTTCATCATCGTATCAGCGCCGCCTACGTAGCGGTGTGTCTCCGCGGCGATCATCTCCGCAGCTTCACTGGCTTTTATATGATGGTGGCATTTACGACAAGACGGCCACACTGACCAATTCTCGAACCGCGCGGCCTCTTCTACGGATAGGACGCAAATCTCTCGACTCATCTTAGGGAATACTCCGGCAAGGCGAGCCGTTGGTCTTCCGGCCAGGCCGGAGTATTCAACGCGGGCCGCTCAACGCCGAGCATTGAAAGTGTTCACTATTGACCATCAAATGTGTGCACTATTGACCACACGCTTAATAGTACACCACCGCGGCCTCTAACGGAGGGAATTATTTGCGGCGGCGCGGCTTTGGTCATAAGCCCTTAAAAACAAACACTTATACGGTACTCATCCGGCAAATTGATACCGTATATTTCAGACCGTATATTCCATAAACCCTTTATTATCTTATATATATACTCTCTAAATATACAGTAATACAGATAATACGGTAATATATTAACTCTACGAAGTGATATGCATTAACACCATTATTACTCAGCCTAAAACGTTCTCTCCGTAAGGTTTTACTCGACCCCATCCGTATCAGCTCCTGTATAATTTTGCTCACTTTCCTAACTCGTTTATTTTCAATACTTTACGACAATGTTATATAATAAATTTACACGCTTTGTATGTAACCCGTATATGCCTGGAGGCTTAATGGCTCGAATTACTCGTTGTATTACGTTGTCTTTGGACGCTGATCGGGCGGTCCGTCGTCTAGTGATAGCTGCGCGGACCGATCCGAACATCGTCAAGCAGCTCGGTTTGAATTTGCTTAAAGACGGGTTAAAGGTGCCGGACGGTCGTCCGCGTAACCTGACTTCTTATGAAGTTGAGGTTCTGGCTAAGGTGCTTAGGCAGCCAAATCTCACCACGCAGCGCCAGGTTTTCAAGGCTATGCATAACCAGCTTATTGACCCTGTACTGACTAGTGAAGCCATTAAGCTAGTCGGTGATTTTTATTGGTTAGCACCATGTGTAGGCGACGATGAAGACCGCCAGCGTCAAATTTTTATTAGTGCCAGCCGTGTAGTGGAAGCTTTGATTATGAAAGCGTCAGGAGACATAAAAATTGAAAGCGGAAAAACCGGTCGCGCCTCAGCAAGCCATGCTGAGCAAGCTAGCCACTAGTCTTTTGACGGCAAAGCATGCGCGACTGATGCAATTGCGCGCTTGTACTGAAGCAGACGTCAAGCAGCTTAATGTTCAACCACAGTGGGAAGGATTCAAAATACCGTACTTTGATCTTGATGGGCGCCTTCGTCAAGATGGGTTCTTTCGATTTCGCTTTACCGTAGACCATCCAAGCAGAGGTTGGGGTTCGACAGCGGTTACTGAGAAGCCGCGACGTTACGCCCAACCCCTTAATAGCGGATGTGCAGTTTATTTCCCGCCGACAATTATCGGCTGCACTTGGCGCGCAGTTGCTAATGACCCGGCTATACCGGTGGTTATCACAGAAGGAGAGTTGAAGTCAGCCTGTGCCAGTTCACTAGGCGCACCTACGATGGGACTAGGTGGTGTAAATAACTGGCGCACCGCTACTATGGCGCGTAACGAACTACTGCCGGAGTTGGAAGAGTTTAAGTGGCATTTACGTACCGTTATCATTTTATTTGATAGCAACATTAACCGTAATCCAAATGTCGCATGCGCTGCCAGCATGCTTGCCAGTGTATTGACTATGCGTGGCGCGATAGTAAAGTTAACCCACCCGCCGGTCGATACTGAAGACACTGACAAGCACGGTTTGGGTGTTGACGATTGGCTATACCAGCTGCCAAAGGATGTCAATAAGGCGGATGCTCTTACAAAGCTGCTTGCCGAAGCCCCCGACGTTGACGGCGCCGCCGCTTTGCACGCGGTGAATTTGGAATTGGCGCGGGTAGTCGCCAGTAAAGACTATGTGCGATTGGTTGATGGGCGCCGCATCACCAAACGCGAATTGGTGGAAGAGACGGAGTACGGCGGACGCACGTATAATGTGGACATGATTGTCAATAACCAGGTAGTCAAGAAAGCGGTCAATACAATAAAAACTTGGCTCACGTGGCGTTATTGCCACGAGCTTAAGTCTTATGTCTACCGCCCCGGCCACCCGCGTTTGACCACTGATGGCTGCTATAATACGTGGAAAGGATGGGGCATAGAACCGCAGCCGGGCGATGTCACGCCGTTCCTTGAACTGCTTGATCATTTATTGGGTAATGCTACGCCATCAGAGCGGCGCTGGTTCTTGCAGTGGTTAGCGGCGCCTCTGCAAGAACCCGGTCTAAAAATGCGCAATGGTGTGGTGCTGTGGGGTGGGGTGACCGGCACTGGCAAGACACTGGTCGGGCAGACGATGCGGCGTATTTATGGCGATAACTGGGGCGTATTAGAAACGAAGCACTTCCACAGCAACTTTAACAGTTATGTCGTTGGCAAGCAATTTATCTTGGGTGATGAGATTTCAGTTACAGAGAAGCGGTCAGTTAGTGAGCGGTTGAAGAGCATGCTTACACAAGAGCAGGTGCTGGTGGAGGAAAAATATCAGATACCCTACGTCGTTGAAGATCACGCTAATTACTACTTCACTAGTAACTACCCAGATGCTTTTTACGTAGAAGAGGATGACCGTCGGTTTTTTATTCACGAAGTGACTGCGGCGCCGTTAATTACTACATGGCGTGATCGGTACTTTGCCTGGCTGGAACAGGGCGGAGCAGCCGCGCTCTTTGATCACCTGCTAAGGGTTTCACTTACTGGCTTTGATGCGTTTGAGCGGCCACCGTTGACGGCGGCCAAGGTCGACATGATTCAAATAGGCGTTAGTGACGTACGCCGCTGGATTGAGGATGTCAAACTCGACCCTGCCACGGCGTTAGGTCGCCCCAAGGAGGAGCCGGCCTGTTACCTTACAACAGTGGGTCGGCTGGTTTCTAAGTATCGTGCTGAGACCGACCGGCCTATGGACGCGGCATGGATGGGTAAGGAACTCGCAAAGGCAGGAATCCGCAAGGCTGCGAAGGGTGCTCCTAATGTCATCGTGGATGGCCGTAAGACGCGTGTTCACATTATAGGCGCGTCGCCTGAGTGGGTCGCTTTGCTGCAAGCGATGAGTGTTAAGGAGATTGAGATTTTGATGGCGGGCGCGCCACCGGTGCCGCCGCGGAAGTTTGAAGAGCAAAGGGCACGAGTGAACTAGGTACAAAGGAGAGAACCATGGGAGATGTAAAAGCAATAACAAAGGATGCACAGCTTTCAACCCCGTCACATGATGAGATCATGCTGGCCATAATTGCACAGCGATTCGGTTTCGCGGCGAACCCAAAAGACTTGCTACGTAAGTGGGTGAAGTACTTAGAAGATAAGAAGTACGCCAAAGCATCTGTAACAAATGTCGAGTCATGACTGTGCGCGTACCTCTTCTCGCGCTCAAGGTGTTAACATCATGAAACTCGTCAACAAGCGCATCACCCACTACACCCACTACATCGGCCGCGGCAGTCCGTTCGGCAACCCGTTCACCCACCTGCCGTTGGGCTGTACCAAAGCGCTCGTCCAAGTTCCTACTATCGAGGATGTAGTGGACTGCTTCGATATGTGGGTACACGGTTCTACTAAGTGGGACGTTACTATCTCGCCCACTATGCGAACAATCCTTCTCACTGCCATCAGCAGCCTGCCGGAGGATGCGGTGCTGGGATGCTTCGGCTGCCAACCGCGGTGTCACGGCGACGTCATCATGACGCTATGGCGAGAGATGCATAAGAAAAGAGGAGCGAAGAAGTGACCACTAAGTGCATTAGCGACCCAATCATCAGCGCCGTGGGAAGTCAAGAAGAACCCATCATCACCATCAACGGCCGGACGCTAACCAACGCCCAGGCTATGACTGTGCGCGCGGCGATAGAGCACTTTGCCTCATACTTGCAACCAAAGAGCGTACTGGGCGATGACACCCATGCGGTTCTCATGCGCAGTGGCTACCTAGCGCGCATCGCGGAACTACGTACTCTTATGGTGCGTAAGTGAACCCGCCAACTGATCCAGTCATTAATGCTGCCACACCCATTCAAACTGGCCGGTGGCGCTCATTATCGGCCACCGACATTCTGGGCGACATCAACGTAGCACTGGAGGCATTGAGGGCATCCGTAGACGCAGAGTGGCTCCCGCAAGACTTTCTTATTCCGTATTCTACGTACCTGGCGCTTTGTATGCAGCACCCATTACTGCGCCTGCTGTTGCGTAGCCGCAAGACACGCCGGCCGGCGCAGTTCACTAGGAAACTAAGGAGCTAGGAGATGAATCGTAGAACGTTTCTCGCGTCATTAGGAGCTGCTTTGGCTCTTCAAGCATTACCAAAACAACTTTTGGTTGCCCAAGCGCCGTTAGATACTAATGTCTACGCCACTGTTGATCCACGCGCTGGGGTTATGTGGGAGCTGTTATACGAGATCGATCCGCAAATGCGGATTAGCATTAACTACAAAACACACAGCATTCACCTACAAACCCGCCCATCAAAGGTCATGCTTGTTGAAGACGTTCTGTGGTGGCACATGCCGATCGGTGTCGCAGCTTTCATCAACGGCGCGCAAGTAAACTTTTTGCGTAAACACGTTGAAATGATGGATCACATGAATACTGCGTTGGCAAGCAGTAAAGGAGCATAATAAATGACAGAGCAAGAACGCATTGACAAAGTAGCTAATGCTATGGCCTACTTGCATGATACGGCTGTAGCTTACCTGCAATCGCCGTACTCTGATCTTTGCCTCACTGCCATCCAGCAATATGATCAGGGTTACGGCGGTAGTAAGCATCACCACAATTACATTGGAGGGCTGGCGGTTCATGTAGCAGACGTAGTACGAAGGTGCTTAGATCTTAGCGGTACGGACAGAGCGCCTCAGCTCTACCCAACTGCTAACGTCGATCTTACTGTTCTTCTTACCTCGGCTTATTGGCATGATTATGGCGAGCTGGCGGAATACGCGTGGAAAGAAACACCGGGGCCATTCAGTGAACTATTTGGATCCAAATCAGATGGTTACGTCGCTACTACGCCCTACGCCAAGTTGTGCGGCCACGTGGTTGGCTCTGCATATGAGTTTCTTGAGGTTGTGCGAGGCGCAGACCTTGCCGAAGCAGACCACCAAGCCACTGTCGATGCCATCGTCCACTGCATGCTCGCCCACCACGGCCGCAAGGAGTGGGGTAGCCCAGTGGAACCGGCCACCAACGAGGCGTGGATTCTTCACGCAGCTGATATGATGTCGTCTAGGGAAGGGGCCCTTAACGGATTATAATAGAAGTAGAGGTCAGAGTACAGTTGAGCATTTAGAAATATCACAGGAGGCACCACATGGCAAAAGGTAAGCAGCAGCACGCGCACGGGGCGGTCACGCCTAAAGAATGGGAAGAGGTTCGCGAATTGTTGAACGGCGATCTATTTCTCGGCCCCTTCGATCACTCTCGTAGCCGCAAGGCACTTGACGCTGTATTCGCCAAGCGCCCCGCGTCGTATACGCTGGAGCAGATAATGAGCGCGGGTGAAACTGTAGCAGCGCATATTTCTGACAGCAGGGACCGTGCGGACTTCCGAATGCATCTCAATGATGTGTATGCCCGTCTCCAGCCCACGCCCAAGCCGAAGACGGTGGAGGAGCGTCTAGCAGAGATTGCAAGCAAGTATGCGATTACGCTGGATGAGAAGGACCGAGCGAAATACTTTACTGAGATCATAACCGCGCTTAAGGAAAACGAGGCCAACAATGGATGAATTGAAATATGCGAAAAGTTTGTACGGTTTGCAAACGCGTATAAATACTGCTAAGGAAAACCATGTTCTTACTATTGAAATGGATATAGTTCCATTGCAAGGATTCATCGAGCAGATTGACGGCTTGATGGGAGAGGTAGCCGCGCAAAAAGACGAGATAACCGAACTAAAGCGTTCGCGTGACTCGTTCTCTGGTATGTGGAAGCGAGCTGCCCTTGAGAACACGACGCTTGAGGATGAGAACGCGGCGCTCACGGCCCAGGTCGAGCGGCTGACAGCGCCGATGAGCAAAGAAGAGCACGAGCGTTTCCACCATGACTATGTTGCCTTCCAGATTTTTGATGTGAATGGTTTCGTTGCCGCCCGTGCAGCCGCGCCTGCAACCGGCGCAGAGCAAGTCCACGCGCCTAAGACAATCGTGCCGGAGCCAGACCAGAGGCGGATTGAGACTGAGCGGTTTCCGCAGAAAGGACAGGACAATGGCTGAGTTGAAGACAACATCAGAGACACGCGCCGCAATGAGGAAGTATATCACTGAGATGGTCGAAGCAGATAGCGGCTGGTCAGATCAGAACCGCGATCAGGGCTTTCTTCTTGACGACGTGGAGAATCTTAAGCGCGATCTGGCCGAGGCGCAAAAGAATACGTGGCAGGATATCACGCCGGAGAACCTGCCGAAAGTGGGCGGATGCTATCTTGTTACTCTGCTCCATCCAGTCTTTCCCAAGCCTATGGTGCTGATGGCGCACTTCGTCATTTTTGAAGATGGAGGTAAATGGTCCCTAGACGGAAACTGGCTGGACAAAAGGGCGATTGGAATCATTGCGTGGATGAATTTTCCTACGCCATTCAACCCGCCAGCGCAGGAAGGGAGCAATCCATGAACGCACACTTAGCAAAGATTCGTGAGATTGCTGCATTGAAGCGCCAGTTGGACGAGGCGAAAGCAGAAGTCAAGCGCATCACAGATATGCTATCTGACTCAGCAACCGTCCATGCGAACATCATGCGCGGGACCATCAAAATCAGCAAAGCGAACCTGATTCATGCCGCAGGACTCCCTGCGAACATTGAAGAGCAACTGGCCGAGGCGCAAAAGAATACGTGGCAGGATATCACGCCGGAGAACCTGCCGAGGAAAGGCGACGAGGTAGGGTACTGGAGTAAGAGCGGTGAGTTTGTAGTGTGTTCGATTTGGAACTCTAGGAATCTCACTTATAAACAATGGAAGTATGGGGGTTGGAAGTATCTCCATCCCATCAACCCGCCCGTACAGGAGCCGAAGCCATGAAGCGCGGTCCTAAAAGATACGAGGATAGAACTAACGGCAACGGTGTCGTACCGACGCGTGTTATCGCTCAGTGGACTGGCCTTTCTGTTCGCGGAGTTGAGTATGCTCTGGCGAGGGCGATACGCAAGTTGAAGGCTAAGCCGGGTGCCTTCGAGGCCCTTCTCGATTACGTTCATGCTTGCGCTGCTGCGGAGGTTCCGCCGATTCACGCCTACAGCGCTGAGTGCAATCTCAACTTTCGCACTAAGTTCATAAAACACTGAGAGGAGAACACTACGATGCAGCAAATAATCATCACTTGCCCTAAGTGCAAAGCCGACATTGAATTGACTGATACGCTTGCCGGCCCTTTGCTCGAATCCACCAAGAAACAGGCGGCAGAGGATTTGGCTGCTGCAAACAAACGTGCCGACACAATCGCGGCCAGTATTGGCGAGGCTGTGGCCCGCGAGCACAATGCCACTAAAGCCGCTGTTATGGCCGAGGCTAAGGCTGCTGCGGCTGATGACCTTCGACGTGCGCAGCAAGCAGCCGCAGATGCTGAGCAACAAGCTGAGTCCTTGCAGGTAAAACTCACTGCCGCGCAAAGAGCGCAGGCCGAAGCCCTCAAACGTGAGCGTGAGTTGGCCGACAAAGAGCGCGAGTTGGACCTCACCATCGAGCAGCGAGTGTTGGCAGCATCCTCCACCATCCGACAACAGGCTACCACACAGGCGGATGAGGCCAACCGGCTGAAGCTGATGGAGCGGGACCAGCTTGTTGAGTCCATGCAGAAGAAGGTATCCGAGCTGCAACAAAAGATCGAGCAGGGCAGTCAGCAGCTTCAAGGCGAGGTGCAGGAGCTTGACCTGAAGCAGCAGCTTCGCACGAAGTTCCCTTTCGATGCAATCGGCGAAGTCGCCAAAGGTGTGAATGGCGCGGACATCACTCAAAAGGTTAGCAGCCCGTCAGGTGCCATCGCTGGCCTTATCTTGTGGGAGTCCAAGCGCACGAAACGGTGGAGCGACGGTTGGCTCGCCAAACTGCGCGAGGACGGCCGCAAGGCCCAGGCCGACCTGTTAGTGATTGTCTCCACCGCCCTGCCAGAAGAGGTAGAGTCTTTCAACTGCGTCGATGGCGTGTGGGTATGCTCGCCGCAGGCTGCGATGCCAGTGGCCTTAGCATTGCGTGCCATTCTCCTTTCTGTACATAATGTCAAGCAAACCCAGGCCGGCATGGCGACGACGGCAGAAGAGGTCTACATCTACGTCACTGGTCCACAGTTCCGGCACAGGGTTGAAGCGCTTGTGGAGGCGTTCACCACCATGCAAGAAGACCTTACCGCTGAGCAGAAAGTGCAGCAGCGGCAGTGGGCAAAACGGGCGGCGCAGATTGAGCGAGTACTCACATCCACCAGCGGAATGTTCGGCGACTTACAGGGAATCGCGGGTAAGGCGCTGCCGGCGCCGGCAGGGTTGTCACTAAGTAACGGAGGTGGAGAATGACTTGGAAACTTAGACGCTTAGTTTGGAGAGGTGATCACTTCGACATTGAGCGCCAGCGAGGTATTTACTTTCTTCATCAGCGCATAAAGGTAGGCGGTTCTATGTGCAGGTGCAGTGGTAGCCGTAGCTTTGTGTTTAAGTATCTGTGTGGAATTGGAGGCGGAGAATGACCTGGAAACAGCGTGCGTGGTACTTAGGCAAGTTTGCTCTACTTGTCGTAGCATTCTATGTTTTGGGAATTCAACATACACCATGGCCACGCGCTATTATTGGCGGTTTGCTGATTGGTGTATGGGCGTCGAAATGGGGCGAAGAATGAGCAAACAAGTTGACCTGCTTAGTGCGCACTGCGTGTTCACGCGCGACGTGGAAATCGCCTGGCTTGAGATGTGGTCTAAGCCTAACATCGCAAAGGACCTCAAGCCTAATGCGGAATCTGTGGGCAGGTACGTAGCAGCAGTCGACGTTGCCGTGACTAAGTACCGTGAAGCTTGTTACGCGACGGTGGGAGGCGGTTGAGTGAGCCTGCCGCCTGGAATCCACATCACAGCCGTCACGCCACCGACCACGCCTGGCTGGCCCATCGTCGCGCACTGTCCACTGTGCCGGCAGACCGTCATCGTACTTCATTCGTGGTGCATCAAACCAACTGACGGCGACTTCTTCTATATGCCTAACACGTGTGTAGATGAGGAGTTTGGAGTACGGCACAACTTGATGATCGAGCGCGGCATAGCGCTCACAGGAACGTGGTTTGAGGAGGGAGGGCATTGAGTGACTTTAGTACAAATAACTCAGGAGTTTAATCTCAATCCTGCTATCTGCAGTCCTTGTGGCGGTGCATGCTGCAAAATGCAGCCTGGTATCACGGCGCCGGCGCAGTGGGGTGCCACGCCTGAGGAGATAGAGGCTAACCTAACCACGGCGTTCGCCACCGGTAAGTGGGCCATTGATTGGTGGGAAGGCGACACTGAACCAGACGGTGATTTAGACGACGTATACTTTGTACGCCCAGCAGCGAAGAATGTGAAGAATTTATTCCACGGCGCGGCCCGTAATGCGATGTGCACATTTTTCCAGGAGTTTGGCTGTTTGCTACTACCTGAAGCTCGTCCTGACATGTGCTTGGCGTTGATACCTAGCACATCTGGTGGTTGCTGGCCGCCAGGATCATACAAGCACGAGAATTTGAAAGGCGACTATACCCACCTTTGGCGTCCGTATCAGGCACAGATACTTAGCGCTGCTGAGCGCTGCGGGTTTTATCCCAGTGACCGTGATGAGGACTCTATGAGCTGGTATCCACTAGGACTTCACTTCTAAGGGAGGTACTACGAAATGACATTCGAAAAGTTGAAAGAAGCTGAGACTGAGTGCGAACGATTCCTGATGCGCGTAAAAGCGCTGCGGGCAGCGTACGAGAAGCAGAAAGCCGCCGCGGATCACTCTCAACATCATTATTACGGCCTCAGTTTCCACCCGATGGAGACAGGCGCCGTCCGCCGCGCCAGTCTCGACTTAACGCGGGCGCTGGCGAAACTAAGGAGTTATGCACAATGAACCTTGGTGATCGCGTGCGGGATAGGGTGACCGGTTTCACTGGCATCGCACTGGCGCGGATAGATAGCCTATATGAAGCTACTCAATGGCGTGTGCAGCCGGAGTCTCTAAAACCAGATGACGGCTCTATCACAGGTTTTATTTGGCTAGAAGAAGGCCGGTTGGAGGTTTTGTCGGCGGGACACGAAGCGTCGAAGTTCACGGGTTTCAAGGTGGTGAATGGCGAGGCGAAAGAATGACACAGCCAGAAATGCATTTTGAGCAAGAAGCGCGGGCGCCCTTTGACCTAGCCGCTGCACAGGCAGAGGTGGTTAGGCAAACAGCTGTGCTATCTCATAACATCGACGATGCTCCAGAATTGCGTCAGGTTCACCGTCAACTAGCACCCAACCGTGACGCTCTGGATGCTCAGCGCATCTTCGATGCCCTTACGCCGCGCGCGCGGCAGGTGGCTATGCTGCTGGTGTCTGGTTACGAGCGGGATCAGGACATCGGTCCCGCTATGGGAATTTCTATTAACGGTGTGCACAGCCGCATGCGGGAGCTATTTGACATCTGTGGCGTAGACTCGCGAGTGGCGCTGGTTCTATTCATAGTCCGTCGGCCGGCGCTGGAAGCGTTGCTTGCCGCAGTAGCAGTGACGCCGGCGCAACACAGGGGAAGGGGCAAAGAATGAAGGACGCGCAGGATTTACTCGATGAAGTAAAACACGCGCACACTAATCTGTATGTGTTCATGATTATTAAGGCTGTTCTAGAAAGTGGTGCGCTTCACGGGGCGGCGGAGCAGGGAGCTGCAATTCACATCGGCAGGCTTTGTGACGCTGCCATTGCACGGCAACTGCAGGCGCATGACAAAGCAAAGGCAGAATTGATGAAGGAGGTCTTAGAATGACGGTGCAAGAAGCGATCAAAGAGGCAATGAGCCTGAAGGAGCCAGTGAATGATCCTCTGCAATTAGAGTTCCAAAAGGCACTTGTAAACCAAGGTGTGAACTATGGAGATGACCTCATAGCGGCACTTGCCTGTCAATCAGCGGCTATGGGTTTCCATGCCGGGCAAATCTTCGAGCAGAATCAGAAAAGGATGGTAGAGGGATGACCAAGCAATTGAAAGCGAAGAAAGCAGTAAAGCCGGCTAAAGTACCGAAGTGGCGCAGTGAACTGAATAGCTTGGAACGCGGCTTCAACAGTAAAATGGATGGTCTACGCAGTACCATCGAAGAACTGCGTACTGAACTACAACTTTGCCGCATGGCTGACGCTGAATTGACGCGGCGCATTGCAGCCTTAGTCACGAGCCTGCATAAGTGCAGCGATGCGCCAGAAGTCAAGCCACCACTTGGGCCAGCGAAGCGCGCAGACACTACGTGCAGCAAAGCACATACGTACGTCAATGGCATAGATACTGCAGACCATGCGCACTCGGCACCATGTGCGCACAAAAATAGAAGTGAGCAGTCCACTGACGATCGTATGCAGGGTATCACGTTCTGCTTTGATTGCGGCCAGCCATGTAGTACACACCTTATCGACTCCGACTTTGTTGTAGACTCATTTCACAGTATAGGCAGACGCGCCGAAGGTGACCTAAAGCAAATTGTAGTCGCTGGACAGTTTGACGCTGACATCGCCCAAGGGCCGTTGTTAGTACACGTTCTTGGCGGCGCCGCGTACAGGCTGCGTGAAGCACACAAAGTCCACATCACAGTGACGGAGGTAATTGAGTGAAGGTATTCAGGTTTGACGATCAGTTCATCGCCGCGCGCAATCTAGAAGAGGCCACTGCGGAATACGCCGGCATCTTCAGCCAAAGTGAACCACCCATCATCGGCGTGGAATTAACCGATGCCGAGATGGACTCCATCAAGGTAGAGCAGCTGGATGAAGATGACGTGCCCACTGGTGAGTTTCAAACTATCCACCAAGAACTAGCTGCATGTGGCGATGCTGAGGACAGTGACGCCCGGTATCTGTGCGGTGTTGAGTGACGGTCACTCTAGAATGGAAGCCGTAAGATTTGTGGGTGGGAGCATTCTGGAAGTCAGGTCATTTGTGGATCTGTCTGCTGCCATGCCTGCCGTTGCACTTTGAATGGAGAACCTCCACAATGACCCTCACACCCTATGCCGTCCTGCTCTTAAGGCCCTCCGCCACGGATGATGAGATCCGCCAACGGTTTCACGCCCTGGCCAAGACTCAGCACCCTGATAGGGACGGCGCCGGCGGCACCCCAGGGCCTCTCTGGCACGTTCTGAGTGCCGCATACGCCTCTATCAAGCGCCAAGCTAACCGTGACGCCTGGGAGCGCGCAGAGGCCCTCCGTAGCCGTCGTTGCGCAGCCTGCAAGGGTGCCGGTACAACAGGTGGACGATTAAATGGCGTAAAAATATGTGCGGTGTGCCTAGGGACAGGGCGTTTTGCCAAGCCGGAGTCAGGCGCCCTTAACTAACGGGTTATAATAGATGTAGAGGGCGGAATGCAGTTGAACCTCTAGAAGTATTGCAGGAGAAGTGAAATGCCGCAGACGATGAAAGAGAAGCGTACTGGAGCGATCAAACGGTTCAAGGCCGCGATCGAGGTCCATGAGCGCAATCTTGAGTTTGCTAAAAGCAGGCTCAAAAGTTGCGTGGGAATGAAAGCTGAGAAAGAACTTCGTGCGAAGATTCTTGGCGAGCAGAAGGTGATCGTCAGTCTCACTGAACTCATCCGTAACACGGAGGCGAAGAGGTGAACGCCGCAGGACGTAAACAAGGGCCTTACCACAAAGACAGGTTCGATGCAATAATGCTGGTAGGACAGCTGCGCGTTGAGTATCCTAGTGATGATGTCATCTGGCTTTGGGCACGGCGTATTACACGGCGTTTGTTTGATACACTCGATGACTAGTGCACTTCTAACCGGCGACGGAGGAAACGGGTCGCACAACCTGAAAAGGAGAAACATCATGGGAACCACTCTCGCAAGGAGAATTCGCCGCGCTGGCCTTCTTCCGGCTACTTTCATTGAAACCACCGAGGAGCGCCTGCAGAAGAACGCAGAGGGCGCCGAGGTGGTTGTAACGGTAACTCACCGCAAGCCGGCCCATAAGCGCGAAGACCTGAGCCTCGCCGAACTCAAGCAGCGCGTTGCAGACATTCGCGCTGCCTACCGCGTCAAGAACCTGGTATTCCGCGAGGACCGGCGCAGGGCGCACATCAGGTCTGTAGGCACAGTTATAGCCAAAAGCGGCGCTGGTCTTGTTGTCAGCGCCAAAGCCAAGAAGTAGAACCACGGCAGGCTTGATCTGCCATAGTCGCTATCTTCAATTACAAAACAAGCGTAATTGACGGGGCGATTAAATTGAGCGCCAAGATACTTTCGCCACGCTCTAGCGGCTATGGCAGAGCATGAGATGCCTAGCTCAGAACAGGTGGCAGTGCGATCGGCCGCCGTAGGCACACAGCCTGCCTACCCTCCCGTGCGCCTCTAACATGGCCGGCCGTCCTTTCACGCGCTGCCACCTGTTCTGCGCTATTGAGGCACAGAGAACCTGAAAAGGAGAACTAAGTCATGACCTTTCTGTCATCAATGAATTTCCTTCGTAAAAGCGACCTCCGCCGAGCAGTTGCGCAAGGTACGCCGGTCATTTTGTTTGATCCGAGTAACCAGTTTCCGGCTATCAACGGCCGCGCGCTTGTTACAGGCCCGTGGCCACGTACCGCGCCACCTGTTGAAGAGTTGACAACGTACCACGGCGGGCGTAAGATCGTTAAACAACGCGAGCGGGTCATACCCTGGCATGCCGACGTATTGGTGAACGAAATGCGAATTGTGGGGGTGAGGTAAGATGGACGATAATGGGATGAACAAAATGCGCCTAGCCGCAGCTGCTTCTTTACCAGGCTCGGCTGGCAGGCGCGTCGCCGTTGCTATCGCTAAGAAGGTTCACAGCAGCGACGGTCTGCGGCAGCGCCTGGTGCCCTTCAGGGCCAGCCAGACCTTGGTAGGGTATGAAGGGTCAGCCGGTCGCCGCCAGCGCCGCCTGACGGGCCTCAGTGCGCGGCAGCAGCGTATTCAGAAGCGCGCGGCGACGGGCTTGACGGACAAGATTCAGGCCAGGCGGTATCGTCGGATTTGGTCGAAGCTCTTCGGTTACGGGCCTGGATGCCAAGTGCGAGAGCATCACAATGGTGGGCGGCCATTGACGCGCGCTGACGAGCGGTTTTTGAAGTTCTATAACTCTAAGAAAGTGGGTGCATAAGATGCCAGCAAATTCGTTGATGGTACCAGTTGAAGTTCTGCGCAATGAAGCCTGGGAAGAGCTGGCGCCGCGCATAGAACCCGCGACCGCCGCCACAAACAGCCCTGCTACTGAGAGTATGTGGGGCCAGGCGTCGTCGGAAGAAATACTGAGTTCTTATCGACAAAGGCTATTACAGCCTCCACCGCCTGAGCTTCGTACCCACACTGGCAGGATACTATCAGCAGTAGAATCAGAGCACGACCATGACACTTTTAGATACATGGAAGGCTCTCGCCGGCGTGATCGCGACTTTGCTAGTAGGTACATTGGCATGGGCATGTACTATGGCGACCAAGAATCGCGTATCATGGCAGTAATGCAACTTGGTTCTTGGGACCTTGATCCCGATGGGGCTAAGGCCACGCGAGAATTAGTCGATGCTCCGAGCCGTGATACTTTAGTGCGTATTCTGGCACCTGCTGTAGAACCTGACGCCACGCCGCGTGTTGCCTTGGCTGTAGAGGCCGAAGCCCTGCTTGGCTACAAGCCGCTGCGCATGGCTGTCAAAGCGCCCGGTGCCTTGCGCGCCGTTCTGGCCAAGCTGGAGATCGAGGTGCTGGATGAAGCCAGTGTGAATGCTTACAAGGCTCAGATGGTGCAGCACTATGACACGCATAAGAAGATGTCGGTGCCGACCTGGCGGCTGACCGAATTGAGTAAGTACACTCAACCAGTGCCGGAGTTCGTGCTGCGCAAAGCCTGCGACATCAAACGGGAATTGCCCACTGCTATCTTCTACATTGACCAACTGGCAGTGGACCCGTTCTTGCTCGTATCAATAACGCCCATCATTGACTTCATGACAAACCAGGCGCGTAAGCTAGACCCTGAGACACAGGCTTATGTCGAGGTTTGGGACGAACCGAAGTTTGAGGAGACACTGTGACCCGCATAGAAGTGAAACTTATAGCTACGCTATTACGCTGGGCTGCTCACCGAATTGTCGCTGCGCTCGGTACAGGCGCGCAAATAATGTCTTACCGTGAAGACGGTGTACTTCATAAGGCGGAGGATGAAAGTCTAATTGATGAGGTACTGTCAAAATGATTACACGTTTGAAGGTTCTGTGGCATGCCGTCACTTCTTATCTCAATCCTCACTGCCAGCATCCTTTCTGGCGGTCGACAATTAGTCGTCACACTCCGGCTAAGTGGTGTCCGCAGTGCAGTGTAGTAGTTGAGATCACTGAAGAGGAGTTCCGTGCCCTATTCAAGCGGCCGAGCTATGCGCTGCGGCAGGTTTCACTGCCGCACCAAACGCCGTGGGAGCACAAGTAATGCTTGGCGTAGAGGGGCAGTGTGATCATCTTGGCTGCGGAGCGGTGAGGCGCGACGTTAACAATTGGTACGTTACCATGGAAGATGAAGTTGGTGTCCGAGTCATGCATTGGGATAAATGCTCTCCGCAGATGTTAAAGGGCGGGCGGCATTGGTGCGGGCTTCCCCACGCGCTCATCTATATATCCTCAGTATTGGGGCCTAGCGAACTGCATTCTGAGCAGGGTATCAAGTTGACGCCACCGCTCAATAGAGACGGAAGTAGCAACGTAATCACGGTAAAGGAGCCAGAGTTATGAAATGGGCAATTGCGTTCTTGATCGACAGTGGATTGCTGCTCGGGTTCTTGGTGCTCTGCGTCTGGGAATGGCGGCGTGACAGGCAGAAGGCGAAGACTCGCAGATGGCTGGGCGTTAGGAATCATGAAGGTGAGGATGAGGCGTGAAAACTATTCAGAGATATATCGCACAGTATGGGCCAGTTCTTAGCGAGGCCGACACTACTGAACCATCACAGCCATATCTTCGTGAGTGGCCGACTGGCAATGCCGTGCTACATTCTGACCATGTGGAAGACGTCAACGCTAGGCTAGAGCAGGCGGCTATCATCGCTGAACAGCAAGAAGAGTTAGCCGGCGGGGTTACTTACGCGCCTGATAAGATTCGCGAGTTGAAGGTGAAGCTATGACCCAGTTACTATGGAAGCCGCTCCTCTCTGGAACTCTGCCCATCGACCCAGTCACCGGCGACTTCGACTATTCACTGATTCCGTTCTCAGTTTATGCTTCACCTAAGGAGGACGGTTTTCGGGCCATGGTGCAACGCAGCGTGCTTGTCTCTCGCAATGGTTTGCCGGTGCGTAACAAGGAACTTCAGGCACGCTACGGCCGCAAAGAGTATGAAGGTCTTGATGGCGAACTCACCGATGGCCCGCCGAATGGTGAGGATGTATTCCACCGCACATCGAAGATCGTGACTAAGGCTGATGCAGATGCTTCAGATGTTAGGTTCAACGTCATTGATTTCGTAAAGCAGGGCGGGTCATTGTTAGATTTACATGCTCGCATTGATGATTTGAAGTCTGGGGATCATATATGGCATGTTGTAACTATTATTCCCCAGATGCCCATTGAGACTGTAAATCAGTTGAAGAAGTTTGAAGTTAAGTGCCTCACTCAAGGTTTTGAAGGAGTTATGCTCCGCCGTGCTGACCAGGGCGTCTATCCGCAGAAACCTGGTAAGGAGAACCGCTCCACTCTGCGGGAGTTTTACCTAGTGCGCATGAAGCGGTTTGAGCAGGCGGAGGCAATCATCACGGCAGTGCATCCGCTTAAGCATAATGCCAATGAGGAGCGTACTGGTGCTGGTAAGCGCAGCAGCAAGAAGGCCGGTATAGTGGTAGACGCTTCGCGGGTGGGATCTGCTACCTTGCGCGACATCAAGACCGGCAAAGAGTTTGACACGACCATTGGAGCAGAGCGGCTGCGGACCTGGAAAGGTTGGTCGTCGGCGATCGGCAAGAAGGTCAGGTACAAATACCAATTAGTGGGGACCGTCGATAAACCGCGAATCAATACCTGCAGCTTCGTAGAACTTGGAGTGAAGTGATGTCTCAAGTAAAGAAATGTTGCAAGTGCCGTAAGTCACTAGAGAACGATGTGGTATGTAGAAAATGTGGGCACGCTGTGTGCCTCTGCCCTGCCTGCCGTGATTGTGCCCATGCGGGGTGCCCCAGCGCGACGTGCACTAAGAAGGGAGTTAAGAAGAAGTAACCGGGCGCTTTTAACGAGTTATAATAGATACAGTGCGGCGTTTTCGAGGATGCTCGGATGGGAAGTGCGGTGAGTCAGATAGTAACTCCAGCTACTGACGCTGGCTGCAGTTTGGGGAACTTAGGGCTTAGGAGAGCCCATACCAAACTGATACCCTGAGCACCTACGAAAGCGCCGCGTGCCCTTCCATCACGGCTCCGCTCCAACGGCCATAGCAATGCTAGTCCCGGAGCATAACAGGAAAGTGTTAAGACCGAGTTGTTGGACTGCCTGCATTATAACGCTTGTCAGATACCATGCAAGTCAGCTTTCCATATAGGGAGCCGTGATGGAAGTGCATTCGCGCTTCACTAAGAACTGAGAAAAGGAGTAGCAAATGATTCTGCAATGGAAAAGCAACGGGCCGCTGGAGAGCGTTTCCAAGTGGCAAGGTATCGGGCTGACGGCAAAGTGGCTGCCGGCGATACGCAACTGGCGGTTAGCTTTGACTGGCGCGGCACTGGTGCCGGATGGCGCTTTCACGAAGGGGCAGTGGTCCACACTGCGCGGCGCGCAGGAGGCAGCGGATGCGGCGCTGGAACGTATCATCGAGCGGCGGGCACAGTCGCACCAGCCGCCAGTGGCGACGCAGCGCGTTGCTGTATCTGGGCGGTCTGGTGGCGCTTATATCGGCAGTGCAACAGAGATCGGCCACCTTGGGTCTGTAAAGTCCAATATCAAAGAAGGTCCGTCAGTGAGGTTCTCTGGGGTGTTCTCTGGCTTCTCAAGGTTCAGAGAGGAACTTACTTCTGACGCCAGCGACGGTACATCCTATGCCAGTTAAGACATTTGCGGTAGATATCAGCAAGGAGCTTAAAGCGGCTACAGGTGCTTTGCAGCCTGCTGCTAAGCGCCTGACAACTCTGCTTGCCAAACTGGACCCTGCCAAGATCCCAGCCGGCGCCGCTAGCGACTTGTTGTACGACCTGCGGCAAGCTGTAAAGCAACTAGGCGGCGTCACAGCCGCGGTGGATGATGTGATATCGCCCGCCGTGAAACTACTTGAAGAACACTTCGTCGATACGCTCGCGGCTGACGAGGCCAGCGGGCTTCAAGGCATGCATAGCCGGACGCAGGTCACAGAGTCGGCGGTGCCGGTTATTAAGCCAGAGGATTGGCTGAAGTTCCTTGCCAATGTGGCGAAGACCAAGCAATGGGAGTTGCTGCCGCATAAGGTAAATACTGAAGCTGTGCGTGAGCGGTGGAAAGAAAAGCGCCAAATAAAGTACGTCGGCGTATTTCACGCTAAAAAGGTGAGCTGCACGAAACTAGGTGGAAAGTAATTCACACTCACAACCAAAAACAAGGAGATGCAAGGAATGGACGAACGTTCTGAAACCTGCGGTGCTGAAGAAGACTGCAGCCAAATGAAAGCTAAACCACTTACAACCTTGGAGAAGCTGCAGCGGCAGCGTATTAGAGTCGCCAGAGATGTTGCACAGCTTCAAGTGTTGTTAGCACGTCTGGATGATGTCATTGAGACGGCGCAGACCACTAAACCTGACTTGCTTACAGCCTACGAGACTGTGAATGACGTCCTCAACAATTGTTACTAAGAAGGAGATGCAAGGAATGGCAATTCAGAAGAAGAAGTCCACGGCGATTGTGCCTTGGGCGAAACGTTTTGCAGGATTCGCCAAGGCGGCCGTTGAGCAGGTTAAGGGGATCGGCGGCGTGGGCCAGTCCGTGAAGTTTGGGGCTGGCGGAACTATAACAGTGGCTGGTGGAACGGTGCCGGGCAACCGGTTGAATGTGATTATCCTGACCAGCTGCTTCGAGAACGCGTGGTATGATGCAGCCTACGATGCTGATGACCCGCAGCCGCCCATCTGCTATGCATTCGGTGAACTACAAGAAGGCATGGCGCCGCACGAGGAGTGCCAAGCCGCGCAGAGCGCTGACTGCGCCGGGTGCGAGAAGAACGCCTTCGGCAGCGCGGCGGTTGGCCGCGGCAAGGCGTGCGGCAACAAGAAGCGCCTTGCTCTGCTGTTGGCGAAGGACATTGAGGGCGCCGATGACGTGGCCAGCGCTGAGTTGGCCATCGCAAAGATTTCCCCTACGAACCTGAAGACTCTGGCCGGCTATGTGCGCGCGCTGGCAGAAGACACTGGGCGCCCGCCGTTCGGCGTAGTCACGGAGATCAGTGGCTACCCTGACCAGAAGAACCAGTATCGTCTGGAGTTCAAAATGGAAGAGTTGATCGAGGACGAGGGGATACTGGACGCGCTGGAGGCGCGGTTGGTTAAGGCCCAAGAGTTCCTGCAGCAGCCCTATGGACCTCCTATCGAGCGGCCCAAGAAGGCGGCGCCACGCGGCGGTGGTAATAAGAAGTTCGCGCAACAAGCGAAGCCTGCTGCACGAGGCGCTAAGGGACGGCAGTAATAGGTTCACAGGTTGTACGACCAAGGTGAGTTGTACAGCTTACAGACTCGCTGGCATACCGGGTGTGATGAAGTATGCCACTATCTACAGGAGGCGCGCAGTGACTGACCAAAGAGAGAAGTTGATACAAAGTATCATGGTAGAGGCGGTTAAACACCTGGAAATTGCGGAGCAGTTACAGTATGCTGCGCACCTATTGCGTGAGCATGAGGACTTTAATGCCGAGAATGGCGTGGTACGGCGTGGGCGGCCACTGGGGTCTGAGTATACTACTGTTGAGGTGACTTTCACGCTATGAGCAGACGTGTTCTTCGTTCTACCGATCCTAATGAGTTGTCGTGGTCTGCGCTGTGCTCTCAACTGCTGCTTTGCAGCGACGTCGCCACACTCCAGCGATGGTTGACCGTTACCGTGAACGGAGGCGTGCTATATCGGGCGCCACGTGTCCATGGCCGGATGAATGCTGTGCGGCGGGCGCAAGAGCTGGAAGAGATAAAACGTAAGTGTGGCACGGCATGATGCTAGTTTTACATCTGCGTGCTCGTGAAAATCTTTTATCAACACTACGTAAATACTGGCCTGTACCAGTGGATTTTGTTTCGATTGTTGACAATGCTTGTGGTGTAGGCGTTGTCTACAGTTCTTGGAGGCTTGTGAAATGAAGACTTTCGATGAGTCGGCAGTTGCGGTCAATGTGTTGGAAGCGCCCGTAACATGGGCGCTTGCTATGCAGGAAACTACGGGCGCTGCGCTGGAAGACTTGGAGGATTATGCCAGGCGGCGCGCGCTGTGGGCCAACATAGTCCGCAGTGAACAGAGCGGCAGACCATCGGCGCCACCTTGTGTTACGCAGGTGTTAAAATACTTGCTTGGAATGGAGCACTTGCAGTAAAGAAAGTAGGTAATCAGTATGACAGTTTTTGAGGCTCTCAAACAAGCTGAGCATGAATATGTTAGCCTTGATCGTTCACAAGATCATCTTGCGCCAGATTCTGATGGGTATATAGATCTAGGCCCTATAGTACCTTGGATATTGAACAGAACGGTTGAACTTTGTAGCCTGCCTATTGATCATGTACGAGCAAGGTACTATTCGGCAGATTATGAGATTTGGTATAAAAGGCATCGCAATGACTAAAGCACCTCTCGTAATCACTGCTGACTTTGAGACGAAGGCAATCGAGCCGCGGCCGAAGTATCCACCAAAGCCGGTTAGCCTAGCGTTGAAGTGGCCGGATCGACGCGACTATTTGCTAATGGCATGGGGTCATGGCGATGGTTCTAAGGCTGCCGGTAACAATTGCACGGAGAAAGAAGCGCGCGGAGAGTACAAAAAGGCGCGTGATAGCCGCTACCCCATGCTTTTCCAGAACGGACTGTTCGACGAGGACGTGGCCGAAATAGCTTGGGACATACCGCTGTTGCCGTGGGAGCGATATCACGATACGATGTTTCTTCTTGCCTTATGGGATCCGCATGCTTCGTCACTAGGTTTGAAAGAGAGCGCTGAACGCCTGTTGGGTATTCCGCCTGAAGAACAAGATTTGATGAATCAGTGGATTATCGCCAACATACCAGCGGTCAGGCAGAAGCCGTCTACTGCTGGCGCCTACATCAGTTGTTGCCCCTACCAAATAGTCAAGCCTTATCACAAAGGTGACCTCACACGCACCGGAGCGCTATTCAACTACCTTTGGCCGTTGGTCATCGATGCTGGAATGGAAGAAGCATACCAAAGAGAATTGCGTCTTATGCCCATTCTGCTACGTAATGCGCGGCGCGGTATGCGGGTGGATGTCGATGCGCTGACCCACGACCTACCGGCGATGAAAGCTGGCGTGGAGAAGGTTGATAACTGGCTTCGTAAGCGGCTGGGCGACATAAACATCGATAGCGACAAGCAGCTGGGTGAGGCACTACTTGCGAAAGGCATCGTAACTGATTTTGCTCGCACGGAGCATGGCAAGCTGTCAGTAAGCAACAAGACACTTACGATCAGCAAGTTCAAGGATAAGAATGTCTACCAAGCCCTGACTTACCGCGGTAAGATGAGCACTAGTATTAGCATGTTTATGGCGCCCTGGGTGGAGCTGGCGCAGTATGACGGCCTTCTCCACGGTGATTGGTCGCAGGTACGTCGAGATAAGGCCAGCGGCGGGCAGCAGGGCGCACGCAGTCTGCGTATTATCTGCAGCAAGCCGAACCTGCTCAACATTCCTAAGAAATGGCGGCGGGCTGTTACTGCTGGGTATATTCATCCGACATTTGTCAAAGTTCCTGAACTACCGTTCATGCGCAAGTATGTGCTGCCAAGCAAGGGTAAGCAGTGGGGCAGGCGCGATTACAACCAACAAGAAGTAAGGCTCTTCGGTCACTTTGAAGAAGGTCCGGTGATGGCCGGCTTTTTGGCTGATCCGCTTACTCGTGAATGCCTCAAATGCGGCGCGCCAGTTGGTAAGAAGTGCATTGGTGGTTCAATGCACAAAGAACGTCAGTTTGATATGCACGAGGGTGTTCGCGCCGCTGAGGAAGAGGCGCTTATAAATGCCGGCGTGCGTACGGAGTTCAGCCGTGATGATGCTAAGGGTACAGTGTTCGGGGCATTTTACGGCCAAGGCGTGACAGGTCTAATGGCTTCGCTTAAGCTGCGTGACCCCGAGGATAAGGCTGTTGGGCGACTTATTCACAAGGCGCTGCATACAGCGGTGCCTACTATCAAGACTCTTAGTAATGAGTTACAGGCGCTGGCTAAGGACAAGTCGAGCGCTTATTCAAATGGCCACCCCATCCGCACGATTGGCGGCCGGCTGTATTACTGTGAGCCGCCGAAGTATTCGGAGAAGTTCGGCCGAGATATGACCTTTGAGTACAAGCTGATCAGCTACCTCATTCAAGGTAGCGGCGCTGATGTCATCAAAGAGGCCATCATCCGCTATGACGCGCATCCGAAGCGGCAAGAGGACATGAATGTCACCGTATACGACGAAATTGACATTGACGTCCCAATGAGTAGGAGCGGTGCGAAACAAGAGATGAGCGTGCTGCGTGAATGTATGCAAAGTATCGAGTGCGATGTGCCACTGTTGAGTGATGGTGAGGTTGGGTCGTCGTGGGGCGATTTGAAAGCGTGGGATGACTGACGGTATGATAGATGAAGTAGCAAAATTTGCTCAGAATTTTAAGACGCTCGATGACTTAGGAAAGATCCGCGGTCTTAGACGGATGATTCTCCACGAAGGCCGCCCAGATGCCGTGTTAGTAGTTGGTTACTGGCCAAGCGGTGCTGACGCCTGGATAGAAAGTGATGTGGCGTTTAAGAAACGGATTCAGGAGGTACTTAATGCCACAGAAGAAGTATAGTTTCAAAGATGTGCAATGCCAAGTTGTCAATACTACGTTTGCATTTGGTGTCAGCGCTGCACAGCCTATCACACTTTCTTTTGAGTATCACGATGATGCCCGTGTGAAGTGGTATGTAGAAGCCAAAGGCACTAGAATCCAAGTAACAGAAGAGGAGCCTCAAATTGCCCCCAAAGTCTAAAGGTCGTTTCACTACGCTTTCATCCTGGAGTTTTAGCGTCTTCACTCAGTATATCAAATGTCCCTTCTCAGTCTGCTTGGAGAAGATTCAGAAGGTTCGCATCGTCGAACCTGAGAATCCTTTCTTTGCAAAAGGTAACAAGTCACACTCTATCGCAGAGCAGTTTATCAGTGGCAAGGGTGCGCGACCTTCGCTTGTAGTGGAATTGCCGCTATTGCCTGGCCAGAAGGTTCCTGATAAGGTTGATCTTACGCCTATCAAGGACCAGCTGGCGCAGCTCCGTAAGCGCGGTACTGAGGTTGCAGTAGAGCAGGAGTGGGCTTTTGATCGTGCTTGGAAACCTACTGGCTGGTTTGATAAAGACGCCTGGCTGCGGATGAAGACCGACGTATGCGGTAGCACTGTGTCGCCTCCCACAGTGGACATCGTGGATTGGAAGACGGGAAAAGTACATCTAGAAGATCACAAGCTACAACGGCGGTTATACGGAATGGGTGGACTGATCCTCGTTCAAGAGGGTGTCCTGGCCGGCGGTGATAAGAATGTAAAGCTCACTGCACAGCATGTTTATGTAGACACTGGCCAGCGAGCAACTGAAGAGTTCCTTATGAAGCACCTGGCGCCGTTGAAGCGCGAGTGGCTTTCTAGAATTCAGTATATGATGGCCGACACCATTTATCCGTCAAAGCCGGCACCATATACATGTCGTTGGTGTAAATTCAATGCAAAGCGTGCTGGCGGGCCTTGTAAGGATGGTATATGACGTCTGAGGACGAAGCTACACCAGAGCAGATTGCTGAGTTGATCGCGGCAGTTCAGAATGAACTAGTTACCTTGCTTCAGGCATCAGGTGGCAGGGTGCCATATGCTGATCCATTTGAAGGCGGTGTACTGCTTGGCGCTATCCAGAAGGCATGCGCTGCTTATGTTGGGCCTGACTTCTCTCAACTGAAATTTGAAGTTGGTGAGGTTACGCCAGAAATGCGACGAACTGGTAAGTGCCCACCTATTCATATAAGTGGCCCACTAGAGTTAATGGAGATGCTAGGTAGGCCAGTGTCTGCTTTACGCGCATCTGATTTTATTGATGTGGACGTGAGAATTGTTAGTGAAGACGAAGCCGCTGAGGAGGTTGATAGTGCCTGTTAAGTCTAAGAAAAGCAAGGCGCCAAAGTTGCCAGACCTGAAGGTCTGTGCACAGAGTGCTCTGCGGTGTGCTTTAGAGCAGTTAGAAGCCTTCACTATTATTGATCTATATGGTGTGCATGCTACTGATTGCTCTTACGCTGCGTATAAGATTTATGAAGACGCAAAGGCTTTAGCTGTTAACTACATCAAGAAAGGTATTGAGCTATGACGGCAGACCAACGAAGATTTTATGTACGTGGAGTATTAGCTGCATGTACTCAATTCAAGGCTTCACCAAGCGTGGTTACTTTGGTGTGTCGTGAATTAGGACTTACATCTGAAGATTTATCTAAACTCATTACTGAGGAGCGTGAAGCTACGCAGATAGAGCGCGAGGCTGCAAAGGCGGCGCGAGCAGTGAGGAAGGTGGCGTCGGCTGATCTTGGTAGCGGAGCGGCAAGGCTAACACGATGAGTGAGTTTACGGAGTGGAAAGAGGATCAGCACTTCATAGGCGCTGAGGCTATTCGCGTTCTTACGACAATTGGTGATACGCTGGACGCCGTAGTAGTAACTAAAGCATTCTGGCTTAATCCGCCCGGCGTACGGTCCACGCGCGTGGGCATTGACGTGCCGCTATTGTCAGAGGATCAGCGTACTACTGAGCAGCGCAACCTGGTCGTAGGTTGGCGGTGTGAACGATGTAAGACGATGCTGTTCGCTACCTGCATCAGCGACCTGTGGCACCTACCATGCTGCGAGGGTTTCCATAGCAGTGGAAGCTATGAGGCATAAATGACTATTGAAGAGCTGTATGAGAAGATGCGGGTAGATGCAGAAGAGAATTCCAACATCTGGGATGACTTGGATTATGCATCTGGTTTTGATGATGACGTCACGAACTGCGACGGTGAATTTTTGCAATGGGCGTTGTTGTCTGATTCTCAGCGTGCTACGTTTACAGAGAAGTTAGCGCCTTGGCTTGCCCGCCGTGAAGCCTAGCCGCCGTCGTGAGGCAGCTCTGGAGTCGTGGTGTGTGGCATGGGCCAGGGCACGTGGGATGGTAGTCAGTAAGCTGAAGGACCCGATCGGAATTATGGACCACTGCTTTTGGGCTTCTGGTGGCGCATGGCTGATAGAGTTCAAAGACTCGCAAGCGGACTTGCTGGACCCATACGAGGGTATCCACCCGCTTCAGTGGTATTACTTGATCGTGCTGCGGGCCGCTGGTTATAGGACGGCAGTGGTCACTACTAGGGAAGGGTTTTTGAGGTTGATGAATGATGGTGTGGAGAAAACCTAAGTATGAATTGTCACCAGACACTCCAAAGCGTGTGGCAGAAAAGGTAAATTCATGGGTCCACTATGGCACTTATGAACCATTGACTGCGCGAGAGGCAAAGCAGTTATTAAAAGCTAATTGTGTAGTAGACGAAAATGGGTGTTGGCTCTGGAATTTGAATACGTTTACTAATGGTTATGGCAGACTGTCATGTAAGGTGGCGCGTGCGATTGGGTTTGGAGTCAGTAGGGTTCATGTAGTAGCATATTTATTATGGAAGGGTAAAGTACCAAAAGGTAAGTTTGTCTGTCATTTTTGTGACGTAAAGCGGTGTTTTAACCCAAGACACCTTTGGCCTGGTACCAATCACGACAATTAAAAGGATGCGGCTGATAAAGGCGTGTTTGCTGCGTATTGGACTAAAGAACGGCGTGCCGCTAAGGGCGTCCTAAACAGTGGTGAGGGCAACCCGATGTATGGTAGAAGTGGTATTGCAGCGCCTTGTTATGGTAGAGTCGGCGCCTTGCATCCAATGTTTGGAACTCACCACACGTCTAAAGCGCGTGCGCAGATAAGTGCGTCTTGCAAAGCCACGTTTGCGGCCAAGAGGTCTCTCAATGCCAGTTGACTTAGTTCCGACGTCTTTAGCTATTAAGATCTATGAACACAAACGTGACGCTATTGCATGGAAACCACACTTTTATCAAGAACGTGCATTGAAGTTTGTTCTTGAGACTCCCCAGAGCGGTTTGCTACTTTGTCCCGGCCTAGGGAAAACCAGTATCATACTGGCGGCGATCAAGGTGCTACTGAAGCGCCGGTTGATGAAGCGCGCCCTGGTTGTGGCGCCGCTCAGAGCCATTTATGATGTATGGCCAATGGAGGTTAGTGACTGGAAGGACTTCAACGAATTGGGCGTGGCGGTGGTGCATGGCTCGGCGGCGCAGCGTGAGAAGGTGCTGCGGCAACTGCGGCCAGAACATCAAGTGGTGCTTACTAACTTCGAGGAGATACCGTGGCTGTTCAACTCGAAGCAGCGAATGAAGGCGCTGGCTGCTGACGTGCTCGTGATCGATGAGTCATCGCGCATCAAAGCGTCTAATACCGTCAGGTTCAGGGCGCTGCGCAAGCACCTGCATGAGTTCAAGCGGCGGTATATCCTAACCGGCAGCCCGCGGCCGCGCAACTACCTAGATTTGTTCGGTCAGATATACGCCCTTGATCGCGGTGCGGCATTGGGGCAATATATCAGTCACTACCGTAATCAGTTCTTTTTCCCCACTGGCTTCCAGATGCGCGAATGGGAAATCCTGCCGGGAGCGGCGGAGGACATCAATAAGCTGGTTGCTCCGATGGTGCTGCGCTTAGATGCCAAGGACTACCTCAAGCTGCCGAAGGACCCAGTGCGTGATCACTTTGTAGAGTTGCCGGCAGCAGCGCGCAAGGAGTATGACTCCATCGAAGAGACGATGATGAGCGTCCTCTTCACCGCTCCGCTGACGACTAGCGCCGCGGCGCGGTCTAAGTGCGCTCAGATCGCAAACGGCAGCGTCTACCTTGACGCTGGCCCACAGGACGAGCGATGGCCTACAAAGGAGCGGCGGGTGAAGGTGGTTCACACGGCCAAGGTGGAGGCCCTGGTGGATCTGTACGAAGAGTTGCAAGGTGAAGCACTGCTGGTGTTCATCGGGTTTCACCACGATGTTGTAGCAATACGTAAGGCACTTGGCAAGGATATTCCTTGCATCAATGGCGAAACTACCAGAGGTCAGGCCACGGAGTACATCGACAGGTGGAACAAGGGCTTGCTGCCAATTATGCTGGCGCACCCAGCTTCAGCCGGCCACGCGCTCAATCTGCAGAAGTTCAATGCACGCCACGTAGGTTTCTTTTTTATACCTGATGATTACGACCACTACGATCAGGGCTTCCGCCGCGTGTGGCGGCAAGGCAACAAGGCGGACTTTGTCATGAGGCACCACTTCATCGCGCGCGCTACGGTGGACGTGGCCAAAATGCGGAATCTGAAGCGTAAGGGCGAAGGGCAGAAGGCGTTTCTAGACGCCATGCGCGAGTACGCCGAGGAGCGTGGTTACAAAGTACCGGGTGGTAAGCACGTTAGAGGCTCACGATGAAACGTACAAATGCTCTGAAGCTGTCGCCTAACGGCATAACCCTCCAAGCCGCGCCTTTGCGCGCTCCAGACGCGCCTACAGACTTTGACCTAGAGGTTAAGCGGCTCAGGCTCACCGGCTCCGCTATGGAGGTTCTGGGAGCGTCTGTGGGCCTCCGTGAGTGGGCCATGCGGTGGTGCAGAAGCCGCTATATTCCTGAAGATCTGCTAAAAATGTGGGGAATGGAGCAGAATGATTTATAATAGATTCAGGTCTTAGAAAGGAGATCTGAGAATGTCTAGTGAATCTGCAATTGAGAAGAAAATACCGAGCCGGAAAGTTGAACGTGGCATGCTGTACTTTCCTGGTAAGAATGGCGCAGTGATTGGGGTCATCCCGCAGAATGGTAAGAAGTTCGTTTACGAGGAACTTCGTCACGCTGTTGGCGGCTTGATTGAATCTATAGCACCAGCTATACAGCACCAGAAAGTTTGGGCCAATGAAGAGGGCGTTCTTCAGCGGCTGGAGGACAATCAGTACACTTGGAATGTCGCTAACAAGGCTGTATATTTGCTTAATGGTTATGGGTCAAATTGGCGTATTGTGGGTCGTGTTTTAGTGGTCTTCAAAACCGACGACCTATCTGCGGATAGTGGGCGTATCTTTGTTGCGCAGGCGGTGCAACCGTGACCGATTTCAAAGTGGGCGACAAAGTGCAGATTGACCCGGCGCTCGTCTGTGGCGGCGCGCGGAGGTCGCGAGGTACTGGTACCGTAGTTGCTATGCGTAGCGGTGGAACGCGGGCCTATGTGCGGTGGGCTTCACGTCACGATGGCGGTGATACTTTGAACGAAGACATCGCCACTTGGGAACTTGTCTTAGTGAGTAATCCGAAGGAGGCGGCGTGATGGCGAGTTCTGGTAATGTTATGCCGGCGGCGCGGGCGGCTCTGCTTCCTAAACCTGACGGTCCTTTGTGCGGTGCTTTGCAGGATTCATTTCCGCACAAGATGTGTAACCGCAAACCGCGGCACCGTGGGGACCACTGCTACAGGACGCAATGTGGCGACAAAGTGGTTGAGGTATGGTGGCCTTCATTGCAGGAGGTTGAGAGATGAAGGTTGTCAGCATTTATGACCAAAAGTCTCACCTCACGCCCGGACCGTCGCTCAACGTCCGTCAGCTTCTTAATCCCATCTTCTACGCTGGTAATGCATGGCCTCTAGCCGGTAAAAGACATCCGGATAGTACGCGTCAGCGTCGGGCGGTCCAGCGTACTTGTGACCTGGCTACGGCGCGCGAGTTGAAACGCAAGTTTCAGTATGTGCCCTTGTGCTTGGTGCCGCCGCCAGAGAAGATGGTGGGTTATTGGCGCAGCGGGCAGAGGTTCTACGGTTCGACGGAGATGCAACGGCACTGGGCTGGTGGTGTGCTATGAGCGCCGCCGTAGCATTTGCTCTTCCCTCATATCAGCAGACTGCTACTGACAAGATACTGAGACGTGCAGCTACTGATAAAAGTCTTGGTGTTGGCAGCGTGCAGAATCTTTTGGCGACTGAGGCGAAGAAGCAGCCGCCTCGCGGCCAACTCACCGACTGGGATGCTGTGCGTGCCTACGTCTTCGCCGGTAAGGCTGTGTTCACGCTCCACAACCCCAAGACTGGTGTACGACTGACCTACAAAGTTACGGCGAAGAAAGAAGACTTGAAGGCTGTAGCAGACGAGAAGCAGCGCATAGAGCAGGCTGCAGAACGTGGATTGCTATTACCTACTGATGCAGATGCTCAGTGTCTACGCGAAGACTTCGTCACCTACTTCGTGACTCTCTTGCGCGGCCAGGACAACGTGCACGATTTTGCTTACATGGGTGTACTGCGCAAGCCGGGCAGCTTCTTCATCACAACGAAGAGCCAGGTCACACGCCACCCAACTTCTTACAAGGCGCTCGTCTGGTTCCTTGATGCTATGCGTAATGGGCGCGAGATCCTAGGCGGTAAACCCCTAGAATTTTGGCATTCAGGGCGCTGCGGTTGCTGTGGTAGAATGTTAACAGTGCCCGAGTCAGTGGCTAGAGGTGTTGGTCCTGAATGTTGGAAAGGCTACAGCCGATGAGAATGTGGATGGTGAGCCCGCGTGTGATGTGTCGTAAGCATTTGCTTGGAGAGCACCTAGAGCTCCATATGCTTAATGGTTCATTGAGTCGTGGAAAGAGCATAGCAGGCTTTCTTGCTAAGCGATTGCTAGAACCGACTGCATTGGCGTATAGGCATAGAGAGCTAGTCAAAGAAATGCTCAATCGTGGTTATAAACATGCGTCGCCATTAGTCGCTGTTAATGACCGCAAAAAATTTAGTGCATTCAAAGTAGACAAAGTGGAATCTCTAAAAGAGCTGGCACGGCGGTGTAAAGCTTGCGCAGCTATGATTAGCGAAGATAAAGCTTCAAAGATGGCTACAGCACGTATCAAGGCCACGCAGTACCAAAAAGCGCATCCTAAATTAGTTAATGCAAGAAATGTAGCTTGGCTGAAAACACAGCGTGAAAAGGCTGCCGGTAGTAAGACACCAAAATGCTGTACGGTATGTCATAAGATCGACAAAATTCATTTTGACCACGATAATAAGTCCGGCGCATTTAGGGGTTGGCTATGCCAGCATTGTAATTGGATTTTAGGCCATGTTAACGATGACCCGAAGATTCTGCGTAAATTGGCGGCGTATCTGGAAGACTTTGCGCAAGTTAGCACGGCAGATAAAAAGAAACTTGCGGCTCGAGTTTCGACGCGGGCTTGGCGTGGAAGGAGTAAAGCATGACATCAGCAGCTCAAGATTCATTTGACAAAGCGGCGATGCACAACCGTAAAGTTCAAAATGCCACGCGTATGCTGGCTGAGCCTGACGGCCGCAGTTTGAGGTGCGGTAATTGCGGATGGTGGGATTACATTCTGCCGCCTCGCCTGGCTGGGATTTACAATTGCCCAACTTGCCACCACCAGCATGATTGGCGCCCGGTATCAGTCTGCTGTGCCAACCCAACACACGGCATTTCGATGGGGTGCGGTTCAGCGCTTTGCCCAAACAGAAGGACTGGGCTGTTATGAAGTTTAAGGTAGGCGATAAAGTTTGCAAGAAGGATGTACATACTGCTACAGTAGCGGCGCTGTATGATGATATTCCAGGCGGCTTGCTACTCGATGCTGAGCTTGATGGGTTCAGATCTTGGAACTCAGCTGATCTTACTCTAGTTTCCCACAGTCCGCAAAGCACCGGGTGGACTAAAACCGCAACTACTCAACCCAAGATGCAAGGAGAATCAAAACACATGGCAACGAAAATCACAACTACACTTAGCGGATCACATGCCGCCAAGCTGCACGAAGTTCTGCAGGCAGCCCCGAAGCAAACCGCCACCGTAACCGCGCTTACGGACTACGTAGGCACTGCCATCCAAGAAGCCGGCGAGGGCGCCAAGAAGGTAACGCTCAACCTGGCGCCGGCCAAGCACGAAGCGCTAGGCAAGGTTGTGGCGGGGCACGCTAAGCAGACCGGGCCGGTGGTGCAGCTGCATGAGAAGCTGACGGCAGCGCATGAAGCGGCTCTGGCCGCAGCGTAGACGGCTAGCTATGGCGTCTAGGCAAACGCGCCGCAGGCTATCTAGGCTCTACCTGCCCGAATGGCTGTACGGCAAAGGCCCTGCGGATACACAGTTTTCTGTGTATCCGCAGGGCCTAAAAATAGTTCGAAAATAAATGTTTAGAAAGCTAGAAACTCTAGTATAATGAATCTAGCGGCGCGGAAAGGGGCTGCTAAAATGACCGATTGGGTGACTGCTAACGGCGTACAGATTGCTGCGACACGCATTCATAGCGTGAATGAAGTCAAGGGCATAGCTGCTTACAATGTGCCATGGCCATGTGGGCGGTGCGGTGGAGCGGGCGGCTCCGAAGCTTGGAAGTTTACAGGCTGGACTTGCTTTGAGTGCAATGGCTCTGGTCATCGCAACCGCGTGAAAGTGCTCAAGGCTTACACTGCTGAGTCATACGCTAAGTTGGAGATGGCTCGCGCAAAGCGCGCCGCAACCAAGGCTGCTAAAGTCGCCAAGATTGAAGCTGCCAAGGCTGAAGTTGCCAAAGCTGCTTTGGAGGTTTTTAGAACTGCGCATATTGATTTGCTCACGCAACTTGAGGCTTACAACGGTCTTGATGGATTCGTGCTTGATCTACGTAACAAGCTAACGGCGTACGGAAGCTTAACTGACAAGCAGTGCATGGCGCTTAGTGCAGCCTTAGCGCGCCATGCAGCTATGCAGAGCGTGCCTGATTGCCCAGTCGGTCGCACAAAGGTTGAAGGCGAAGTTATAAGCACAAAGGTACAAGACTCGCAGTGGGGCACAACTATTAAAATGCTTGTCAAGGCCAATGCCGGTTGGAAAGTTTGGCTGTCAGTTCCGCGGGATGCAATAGTTGAGCGCGGCACCAAAGTGGCGTTCACAGCAACACTAGAACGTAGTTCTGATGATCCGAAGTTCTGTTTTGGCAAACGGCCTGTAATAGCCTAGGCGCATGCAAAGCAGACTGCTGCACTTGCGAAGCTGTAAGAAAGGGATGTGACAGTATGAAGAAAGTTGAACCCAAGACGCCTATTGTACGATCTACGCCACTCAAAGTGTCAAGTGTAGCGGTGGCCAAAAAGCTCGGCCTAGCGAACGTTGTTGCACGCAGCAAGCCAGTGATAAAACCCACCGCTAAGAAAGCCAAGGCGCAAGTCCAGCCGCCAAAGCCGGCGCCTCCACGCGGCGGTAAGAAGGCCGTGAAGGCCAAGCAAGCCATCACAAGCTTGATACCCTTGTTAGACGCCACCAGCAAGGCTAATGCATCCATAGCTAAGCGACGCGCCAAGGCGGCGGCCATTGTGAATGACGAGGCGCCCACTAAAAAGCTGGTTGATGCCGATGCACCACACATCGAGTGTAAGTTAATCGTCGGTGACCTTGCCGTAAAGATCGATGCGTCTGATCTGGCCCACACGCTGGGCAGCGGACGCTGGGGCCATGGTCTTGGTCTCGTTGATCAGTGGCCTGATGCCGTGTGGGTAAGCCTGCTGGCGCACCTCAAACTTCCCGCGGATCCACTTGACCGTGTGGCCGCCGAGCCACCTGTGAAGCGCCTTGTACAGCGCCTGTGGTATGAAGCAGTTCAAGGCGGTGTGCCAGAAGAGCGTAAGGCTGTCTTTGAGGCGCGTGACACTGAGCGTGCGAAGAAATATAAAGAAGAGTTCGAGGGTGTGAAGAGCGGAGCCGAGGGGCGCAAGGAGCGCGCAGTGAAGTCATTCGGGCGCAAAGGTGAGACCGTGTACACGCCGACAGAACTGCTCAAGGACAAGAAATTAGCACTGGGCGGGCAGCAGGCGCCGTTGCTTGCGTTCTTCAGGGATATGAAGTTTGCCTCTGCCACTACTCAGCAAGCGACTGACGGCATGGTAGCCCACGGCCTCAAGACCGGTACGAAGCCTGAGCGTATCGCCGCCTTCTATCTCTGCCAGTGGGTCAAGAAGGGGTTACTAGAGCGTAGCACGGCTGCTGAGTGAAGTTGTGACGGCTGTCACGATCTAGGTAATTGTGACGGCCGTCACACCTAGAAAATAGTCTGAAAATAAATGTTTCAAGGGTTGCAAACTGTAGTATGATTATCTCAGTGGATGAAAGGCCACTAGAAGATGACCAAAGTCGTCAAGTTTACATGCTCAGCTTGTGAAGGCACTCATGTCGAGAATCAAGATTTCGTCGCACTCAAGGTATGTCACTTGTGTGCTGTTGAAGTTGCCAAGGAGTTTTCACGTATACTGTGCCGCTGGCTGCCGCCTGTTGAAATAGCTGAGGCAGTCCGTCGTAATACCACTGAACCGGCTGGTTCCACCATCTGCCACAGTCACGACTTTTGTGACGCCAACATGGCTATGTGTGAAGCGTTCAATAATCTTGGTATCACCGTGGACGTGGTGGCGTTCAATAATCTTGGTATCACCGTGGACGTGGGGGCGTCATCAGTATTGTGGAATGCCGCATGGACCATTGCTTTTAGAGCCGGTTTCTCGCTCATACTGTGTGTGTAGTCTAAGACGCCGCTAAACTACTAGTGGCGCATCTTAACCCACCAACGCCGTGGTCCGAAGCCCGCGGGTGAGAGAAGCGAGGACGGAGAGAGGAACTACCATGAAGAACACTGAAACCGCAAACGTCGTCAATGCCGCCACCACAGAGCCCACCGTCAAGTCAGTGGATCTCGCAGCCGCTGTCGCAAAGCAGAATGCCGCCAAGTCCGTTGCCAAGAAGGCCGCCAAGTCCGTCGCCAAGAAGGCCGCCAAGCCCGTCGCCAAGAAGGCCGCCAAGCCCGTCGCCAAGAAGGCCGCGAAGCCCGTTGCCAAGAAGGCCGCGAAGACTGCGGAACCCGCGACGGAGCGCAAGACTTCGCTCTTCTCCCTCATGGCCAAGGTGAAGGTTGAAGACCTCGGCGAAGGCCAGCGTGCCGCGATCGCCAAGCTGCTCAAGAAACATGGCTCAGCTACCCGCGCCCAGCTCATTGAGGCGCTCCCTGACGTCTCACCGGCCAACATCAGCTGGCATCTGTCAATGATGGTTGCAGCCGGCACAGCCAAGAAGGTAGCGCAGAAGTAAGTCCATTTGGCCTGTGGAAAGCCCACCGGACACCCGGTGGGCTTTCCAGTGTCTGGACATGGCCAAGCTTCGCCACGGAGACCGTGGCTTCACCATTCAGCACTCTATCCCACCGACGCCGTGGTCCGAAGTCACGGGGGCAGAAACTAGGAGACGGGAGCGCGGTTAGAAAGGACCGTACTGACATGACTGGTAAAAAGAGCGTGAAGCAGAAAAGTGGCGTGGTGGCAGAGGTTGTAGTTGATGCGCCTAGAACATTCACGGCAACTGAACAACCACTTGACCTTGTCACAATCACCCAGCAAATAGTGGATGATGCCAACTCGATGAAGACGTCTGAGGCATCGCCGGCGCCCAAACCTGAGAACGCCGACCATCTGATGGAGCTGTCTGCTACGGCGGCCAAGAAGCGCGCCGAGCGCCGCCCGGCTGATCCCAGAGTTACTGTCGCGCCGCCTGAAGCTGACGCAGCGCTTGTGGCAGCCGGCTTCACATTCGCTCGCACGGAGCAGAATGCCAGCGGTTACGTCCACGAGGATGGACGTACCGTCTTGGCGGAATCTAGCGGTCAGTGGACTCTTCTTGTTAATGGGTTGGAGAGTGGCGGCGCGAATCTCACCACACTGCTCACCGAGCTCGCCAAGCCAGTGCCGAAGCGCGCTACCAAAAAAGCCCTGCGCATCAATAAGGCCCATACACGCGGCGCACATGCTGCGGCGGCGATCAAAGCTGGCAAGACCGCATTGGCCGTTAGCTTGACGCCAGCAAGGGCATTGGAGGTAATTCACGAAGCAGAGGCCATCGCCGCTGCCAAGCGCGCCGCCAAGGTGGCCACGGCCGTACCTGGCATGCCGCCCAACGTAGTACGCGCTGTGGAAATGCTGGGCAGTCTTACTGACGGCAAATTCAACCTGCACGACTTGCGTGGTGACAAGCACTACGGTCATCGTCTGGCGCTGCTGAAAAGGCTCTTCGACCGTGAGCATGTGGTGATGGCTGAGACTGGCATCAACAACCTGATGCAGGCCTTTTACAGCGCCATAGGTGCTGCTGGTAACTGCCGCGCTGCTCAAGACGCAGATTTCACTGCGCGGTGTCAGGACTTACTAGTTAAGGTCCATGATGCGAAACTTGCTGCAGGTAAAGAAGCCAAGCGTACTGTTAGGGCAGTTCGCAATGCCATGAAGTCATCATTGATTGTGCCTGGTATTGTGATACCACAGCAAAAGCCGCTCAGCAAAGCCGCTAAGAAGGTTGCCGCTAAGAAAGAGGCTGTGGCACTTCAAATGGAGTTGGCCGTCGCGCGGCCGACCGCCCAACCACGTCCTGGCACGAAGAATCTGGGTAGGTTAGAAGCGCATTCTCTACGTCTGTTGACTCATGCCAATGGTCTTGTCAGTCTCAAACTAGAGCGGTGGAACAGCCAAGGAGCTGTGCACATCTGGGAGGGTGATGACGGCCGCGTGGTCAGCGGTGTGCTCACACCTGCTCTTGCTGTAGATGTGAAGGTGCAGGCGTACAATCTCGACGCTGTTAAGGAGCTAGCAAGTGCCTGGCTCGACGATAAGAAGGTGAAAAAGACAGCCGAGATGGAGTACGTTCTGCACTGCGTCGTGCACGCTGTCAATCGCGCCCAGTCTGCCTTTGCATTGTCAGTCCTGCCGTATCAACTGCCGGCGCCACGGCCTAGTGCCGCTGAACTGACGATCACGCCGGCTGGTGTGAGGCTACTGGAGGACTCTATTCTAGGCGCTGTATTAGTGCAGCTGGAGCGCGCTAATTCACAAGGTGCCCTGGTGTGCTATAATAATGGTATGCAGGTGGGAGTTGGAGTATGCCCACCGGAGATCTTGGAAACCCTGCGGCAGATGCCAACTGAAGTCAACTTGGTGACAGCCGTAAAACAGTTGCTGAACCCTGCAGTCCCATCAGTTCCAGTAACGCCCACCGCCGCAAAGCACTTAACCGCAGTCATGCACTGCAAGGAGAACATCATGAAGAACACTGCCGAAGCACCCGCTGTTGAAAAGAAGTTCGCCGCCAAGACTACGCCCACCAAGAAGGCCGTCGTGAAACCCGCTAAGAAGGCCGCAGAGAAGAAGGCGCCAACGGAGCGCAAGTCAAGCTTGTTCCGCCTGCTCAATGAATCGAAGGCAGTCTGGTCCGCTTTCAAAACTCAGAAGGCCGAGATTGTTGCGGCATTTATCAAGCTTGGCGCCGTCGGCAAGAAGGCTCCCGGTGTCACGCGCGCGGCCTTGATTGCCGCGCTGCCGAAGATCGGCGACAAGAACATTAGCTTCTACTTGAGTGTCTGGCAGAAGAACGAACCAGTGATTGTGGAGAAGCTGGCCGCGGCGGAGTAGATTCACCAGCACTGAAACACTCACAATTCAGCCTATAGGAGGCCTGCAGAACACCGCAGGCCTTTCCTATGCCCATAGACCCTCGGACTCCGCCACGGAGACCGTGGTAGCACCATTTAAGCCTTTAGGAGGTAGTAAAATCACACACATTAAGAAGTGGTACTTCGCCGGGCAATTTGCGCGGCTTGAAGAGCTGCGTAGTAAAGCAGTGTCGGCACGTGCACTTGCAGATTTGATTGTAACGTCACGCTGGTTAAACCAAAATCCATCAAGTGGCTATGCTGGCGGATCAGCCGATACAGGCCGTGGATTCGCAGAACGTGATCTTGAAGACATTATGGCGGCGGATGGGTTTTTATTCTTTGCCGAGGACCCTACGATAGGAATTCCTAGGGGCGGAAGACACATCGAGATGGGTTATGCTCTTGCTGTCGGCAAGGTGATTGAGGTCATTGGACCGGTCGAGAATGTGTTTCACATGCTAGAGGACATAGTACACTACACAACATTTGAAGAGTGGCTTGAAGCCAAGATCGCCGAGGTGAACTGATGGAGTTTATTCAGCCGCGCGCAATTCACGTCGCGCAGACAGAACTTGATACAAATGGCCTTGCCGAGTATCTCGCAGCAGTTGGTGCGCCTGAGTGGACCACTGATGCACCAACGGGTAGTGAGGCGCTTGTCGAAGTATTGGGTCGAATGTGCTATCGGAGCTTTAAGCCGGGACTCAACCCAAATGTTACGAAAGTACGGCAAGGTAATGAGCCTTACCTCGCCAATGTTGAACAGCAGCGGCACGGCTCATTATTCGAGCATGCTGGTGATACTTATGTGCTCTTCAATGTATCGCGCGTGATTACCCATCAGCTAGTGCGTCATAGGGCCGGAACCGGGTGGGCCCAGGAAAGCGGCCATTACGTGCGGGTCGAAGGAATCAAGAGTTGGCTACCGCCCGTCATTGCCGCCAATGCGGAGGCTACCGCGCTATACCAGAAAACAATGGAACAGCTTGAGGCTACGCAGTTAGAGCTTGCATCTATTCTCGCTGTTGATGACCTGCCGTTCTATGAGAAAAAGCGCGCAACCACGGCAATGCGGCGCTTGGTTCCTGATGGAATAGCGACTGCGATTGCAATGACAGCTAATCATAGAGCCTGGCGTTGGATTCTGCAACTGCGTACAGAGCGCCACAATGATGAGGAGGTTCGCATTGTGATGGCCGATGTATTTCGTCAGCAGGCTGCGCGCTATGCCAACTTTTACGGCGACGCTAAGGTTGAGATGGTAGACGGCATTGAGGAGGTGACCTTTGGCAACGAGAAAATCTAACGGCAATAAATTGACTAAAACCCTAAGTGCACGTGGAAGCCAGTACGGTTCCTTCGTGGCTAATTCAGCGGTTTCGCAGGCGTTAAAACAGATTATGCATAATGCGCCAAACTGGTCACGCCTAGCGCCTGACCAAAAAGAGTGCCTAGAAATTAACGCACACAAAATTTCTAGGATACTTTGCGGCAACTTTGACAATCACGATTCGTGGCTAGACCAGGCAGGCTATGCTACGCTTGTAGCTGACCGACTTGAAAAGGAGACGCCTAGTGCCAAGGCCTGACATTGATGCCTACTGGTCGGCAATGGTTCCGCTCGTCGCCGCGCGGGCGACGTGCCCACGCCGTTCTGTTGGAGCGATCTTGACGGACGCTGAGGGGCGACTGGTCTCTACAGGCTACAATGGTAATGCTCCAGGTGCGGTTCATTGCATTGATGAGCCTTGCCCTGGTTCGCCTGCACTCGGTGGTGAGCGGCAAAATTGTGAGGCGCTTCATGCCGAAGCAAACAGTGTTGCGCAAGTATTAGGAAGTCGTCGTGCGCCGCATACGCTCTACTGCTCCCTTACACCGTGCTTTCCATGTGCCATGCTGTTGCTCGCCGTCGGAGTACGGCGCGTGGTTGCGTTGGAACGCTACAGGCACGACGACCGCGGGCCGGCATTCCTAGTCAGGAATGGCGTCGAGGTAATAGTATTGTCAGAGGTAGTCGAATGAGGCGCTACAAAGAAGACGTTAGAACGGCACTGCCAAAGTTGCCTGCCGGCAAATACAAGACGTTATACGTCGACCCACCGTGGTGGCAACCAGGTTCCACCGGATTCACAAGCGGAACTAGCGGAGTTGGACATGGCGCACGTATAAGGGGGTCTGGAGCCGGCGCCATATACTCAATAATGCGTCAAAAAGAATTGTTAGCACTAGCTCCATTAGTACAGCATATTATTGCTCCTACGGCCCACCTTTATATGTGGACTACTAACCATTTTTTACCGGACGCACTTGAACTAACACGGGCTTACGGCTTTGAGTACATCAAGATGATAACTTGGGACAAAGGAAGGGATGCACTAGGTGTGTACTATAGGAGCTGCACAGAGCACTGCATATTTGCATCGACCAAACTTCGCTTAATGCCTCAGCCACGACCAGGCTCGGTATCTGCTAAGGCGGTACAGCAAGGTAGTACATTTTTATCGGAAGCGGCGGGTTGGCGCGGTACGCATTCAGAAAAACCGGCTGCCATGCAGGAAATGATTGAGCGTGTGTCTTATGGTCCATACCTCGAACTATTCGCACGCCGCAACCCGTCCCGTAAATGGGATGCAATAGGACTTGAATTGGAGGCTTTACAGTAATGACAAAGACGTGTAAGGAAATGGTTCAACAATTCCACGAAGCAAACGGCGCCGTGATCAATGGCACCGCCAACGGTCCCGAGGTAGCGGTGCTGCGAACGCGGCTGATTTTGGAAGAGTTTGCGGAAACTTATACAGCACTTCATGAGAATGATGTCATAGAAGCTGCTGATGGATTGGCTGACCTGCTGTACGTCATCTATGGCGCTGCGGTGTCCTATGGCGTACCATGCCGCGACATTGATGAAGAACCCCTTGGCGCGCCGGCTTTAGTGTTTGAACGGCAAGAGGTGCTGCGCTTCGGTCGGATGGCCTTGCCGCGCCTACAGCGAGTTGCCAACGCGCTGGCCATAGTGCCTGGTGATTGCGGACCAGCGCTAGAGGACCTAGCCGAGATGGTCTGGGCCTACGCCGCACGGACTTGGGGTATGCCGGTGCGTGAACTGTTTGAGGAAGTGCACCGGTCTAATATGACCAAGACCTTCGCCAAGAATACTACCGGCGGAAAATATGGTGCAGTGAAGCCCAAAGGACAGGGGTACAAAGCACCAAATATCGTCAACGTCCTTCGTATAGCCACCGAGAAAGCGCTTCAGAGGGCCTAACGGTGGAGCTACGGTGACCATAGAGGCACTAGTAGCCACCGGGACGTGGTTTCCTATGCCTGAAGACAGCAAAGCCCCTCAGGACCGCCATGGTCCTGAGGGGCTTTGTAGTACGTGGCTGTCAATCGTTGGTGATTACGCAGAGGCTGCTTCTGTCAGCTGGGTATACTTAGCGAGCAGTGTGGCCATACTCTTGCCGCCCTGCCCGTAGTCGTTTCCGGGAAGCTCGCCCAGATCGGAGCGCAGTTGGATTTACACCTGATTCCACCAAGCAACCTCTTGCGCACGCCGCGTGACCAGGCCAGGGAGCTTTACCGTCCCGGCGTACACCCAATGCGGAAGTTCGTTCGGCACATTGGCCAGCCCGTGCGAAAGCATCGTGCGCAGTCGGCCAAACCCTTCGTTGTAGCAGAAGCTCACCAGCGCATCAAACTGCCCTTGCGTCAGATGCCCATCCACAAAGAGCGAGTTGATCTGCGCATCGAAGCTCACAATGTCCTCATCGAAGAGGATGACCGCTTGTCCGGTCGTGATGCCACCCACGTAGGCGTGCAGCGCTATCTCTGACGGTGTGAGCTTATGGCCGTACCCGATGGTAGGGAACCCGTTCGCATCATTGTAGAGGCCCGTCCGCAGCCCCTCCCATCCCATGATTGCGTTCCTGCATTGCTCGCTTGATTGCATGGTGCCTCCAATTACAGTTTTACGAGATATAGGACGTTCGGTCTTCGATGTCCATCGTGAATATCCGCATAGCGATCAGGAACCTTTAAGTGCCAAAAACAGAAAGCCTTCACAAGGGCCACGATCTTATTTTTTCCGAGAAAGTGTCTCCCTCCGCAATCAGGGCATACCATATAAACCCCTTCAATGTCTTCCTGCATGGTGCCTCCATCAATCCTGATATGTTGTGCTCACCGCGCAAATTGGTCGAGGTTGCTGGTCTCCCATGTACCGAAGTACCGCACCAGCATCGCAGCCCCCTAATGGCTGTGTTCTTTTCAACCGTCTGTCTCCGCTTATGGGAGCACTGGTTGCGGGCGTTTAGACTATCCCTCGAAAATGTTCGGGGCCGGGCCTATGCCTCATGCGGCAGCCCCGTGAATGGTTAGAGTCCTGCCGCCATCAGCGATCTCTCGGCCTGATGCACGCGGTAGGACGCCACAAACGATGGAACTCCTTCATGCTCGGCCACCAGCGCCACGCTCTTGCTC